GTACCAATGGGACCTCGTTGACAACTATCGAAAAACAGTTTCTAATAGATTTAACCTACCGATGGGTTCATCGGGTTTATTCTTGGAGTTAATCCATGTCCGATGCAGAAGTAGTGCAGGAACCAGCAAGAAAACAAGCTGCGAACCTGGTAACAAATGAGAATTTAGCTGAGTTTAATGCACAAAAACTTGGTTTAGCCACTCAGGAAACTCCAACTGAGGCCGCAGAAGCGGAGCCGGTTGTTGAGCAAGAGCGGAGTGAACCAGAGGCAGAAACAGAGGCTGCTGCAGGTGAAAAGAAGCACAACCCGAAACTTGAAAAGCGGTTTTCGGAACTGACCAAGCAGCGCGAAGCGGCCCGCCAAGAAGCGGATCGTGAGCGTACGGCTCGTGAGGCTCTTGAGGCGCGATTGAGGGATATGGAAGCTAAGGTTAATCCGCCAAAATCGGAAGAACCAGACCCTAAACCAGACCCATCGCAATTTAATGATGCCCTAGAGTATGCTGAGGCTCTGGCCGAGTGGACTACTGATCGAAAGATGCGGGAGCGGGATCAAGCAGAACTTGCTCGTAAAGCCGAAGAAGAACAGTCGCGGATGCGGCAGAAGTTCCAAGAGCGGTTAGACAATGCAAAGCAAGATTTGCCGGATTATGAGGAAATGATTGCGTCAAGCGATGTCTCGGTGTCACAACCGGTCACCGATGCAATTATTGAGAGTGATGTAGGCCCACAAATCCTATATTACTTGGCCGAAAATCCAGAGTTCGCTCGTGATTTGGCGGATAAATCCATCACTTCACAACTCCGCGCCATCGGGCGTTTAGAGGCTAAATTTGAGAAATCAGAGCCAGCTAAACCGAGCGTAAGAGAACCTGTTGCGAAGAAGTCAAATGCTCCGGCACCGATTAACCCATTGAAAGCCGGTGGTAATCCTAGCGATATTGCTTTGGATTCCGACCGTAAGTTTCATGGTACCTACCAGCAATGGAAAGCTGCAAGGGCCTCTGGGAAGATTAGATGACGGATAACTTTAAAATTAATTTGGAGAATTATCATGGCAAATAACTTGCTAACCATCTCCATGATCACCAACGAGGCGTTGATGGTCTTGGAAAACAGTTTGACCTTTACTGGTCGTGTAGACCGTAACTATGATGACCAGTTTGCGGTTATCGGTGCAAAGATTGGTAACACAGTCAATGTACGCCGTCCTGGCCGTTTCATTGGTACCACCGGACCGGCTTTAAATGTCGAGGACTTCAACGAGACCTCATCCCCTGTAACCCTCAGCACTCAATTCCATGTGGATACGCAGTTCACAACACAAGATTTGACCTTATCGTTAGATATGTTCTCTGACCGTGTTTTGAAGCCAGCTATTGCTGCAATTGCCAACAAAATTGACTTTGACGGCACCACAATGGCAGTAGATAACACCGCTAATACCGTTGGTACGGCTGGTGTAGTTCCATCTGACATCGCAACATTCCTAACCGCCCAGGCTTATTTGGACGGCGAAGGTGCGCCCCGTGATGGCAAGCGTTCTTGCGTGGTTGATCCCTTTACCGGTGCCTCAATTGTTGGCTCCTTAAAAGGTCTCTTTAACCCACAAGGCACTATCTCTGGTCAGTACGAAAAGGGAATGATGGGTCGCGACACAATCGGTATGAACTGGTATATGGACCAAAACATCGTGTCCCATACTTATGGTTCTTACTCAACCGCCACATTGTCTACTAACACCAGCACATTTACTGGTTCGTTGACAACTGGCTGGGCTCAGACCTCGACCATTACCATTGCAGCTGCAACCGCTAACGCCAATTTGAAGCAAGGCGATACGATTCAGATTGCTGGCGTATTCGCAGTCAACCCACAGAACCGCCAGCCATACGGTGGTAATGTATTGCGTAACTTTGTAGTTACTGCCGATACAACCATCACTTCCGGCGGTACTGCATCTGTAACTGTTTCACCAGCAATTATTACTGCTGGCCAGTTCCAGAATGTGAGCGTATTGTCTACCTCGTCAACTGCGGTCGTTACACCATTCAATAAGACCGGTGTAGTTAGCCCACAGAACTTGGTATTCCATCGCAATGCGTATACCCTAGCTACTGCTGACCTACAATTGCCAGACGGCGTACATTTTGCAGGCCGTGCAAGCGATAAGGACAATGGTTTGTCGATTCGTGTGGTGCGTCAATACACCATTAACAACGACTCCATCCCAACCCGTTTAGATGTTCTATACGGCTGGGCTCCGCTTTACCCTGAACTCGCCTGCCGCGTGGCAGCTTAATAGGAAAGGAACCTTATCATGGCAAATCCAGGACCAGCAAGTACCCAAACCTCTAACTACCTGTTAAATGGTAGCGCAGCCGATGGTGTTTTAATCGGCATCGTTGGAGGTGAAGTAGGCTTTTACGGCGAGACCCCCGTGGTTCAAGCCGGTGCAATTACCCCATTAGTGTCAACAACTGCATCAACTGCAGATGTTTGCGCACGGGTTAATAGCATCATTACTGCATTGCAAAACATTGGCATTACTGCCTAAGATGTTTTGAAGTAACCAAGAAGCTACCCCCAAAAGGGGTGGCTTTTTTCACTTTTAAGGACTACATGAAACACATAATGTTGGCTATGCCCGCTTATACTGGGGTGGTTCATATGGGAACGATGCGGTCTTTAATGACTGACTGTATTACCCTCATCAAAAGAGGGGATAGATTTACATTTGTGGATGATGTAGGAAACGCCCTGATAGCAGACTGTCGCGGTGTTATTACTACCAATTTTTACCATTCTGACTGCGATGAACTGGTGTTTATCGACTCAGATGTAGCCTGGGAAGCTGGGGCATTATGCCGGCTCATTGATCACCCTGTAGACATGGTTGCAGGCGCTTATCCAGCAAGGGTTGACCCAATTAAATTCAATATTGGCTGGATTGAAGAACGCCAGTATTTAAGAGCCGACCCTAATACGGGCCTTTTAGAAGTTGACCGAGTGCCTACAGGATTTCTTAAAATTACCAAAAACTGTATTGCAAAGATGATTGAGGCTTACCCAGAGACCTTTTACCATGACGCAGCAGTTAATAACCAGTTTTACCCTTTGTATGAGTCGTATATTGATCCAGAAAAAAAATGGAAGTACGGCGAGGATTTTTCATTTTGTAAACGGTGGCGCGATATTGGCGGCCAGGTCTGGCTAGACCCAGAAATTAATATGGGCCACATTGGCAATAAAATCTTTGAAGGACACATTGGCAATTGGCTTAAAAGTAGGATAATTGAACAAACTCAACCATAAGGAATTAATCATGGATTCTCTAAAAATTCTATCTCCAACATATCGTTTAGACCTAACAACTTCTGCGTCAGCTGCTCTGCAACTAATCCCAGATACGCCAACCCTAGCATTTCGCGTGGCTATCCTAAATACTGGAACTGGTACGGCAGCCATTACTTTTGGCACAACTAATTCCAATATGGCTACACCAGCAATTGCGTCAACAGGTGGCAGCGGATCATTTATTTTGGCACCTAGTATGTTTTTGCCAATTATTATTGATTGTCCAAGACCCAACTTTTTTATTAAGGCTATTTCGTCAACAACAAACACGCTCTATTTGACGCTCGTAGCTAACGAATAAGGTATTTACCATGTCCAATAACACCGCAAAGACTATAACAACCAATATAGTGCCGGTCCAAGGGACTTTTGAGCCCTTGCCACCGTATGAGTGCATTAACTTAATTGGACCTGCTGGGACACCGTTTTATGCCCCTACAGACCCTAATTTAGATGGGGTAAGCATTACCAATAGCACCATTAATAGCACTACGATTGGGGCAACAACCCCGTCAACTGCGGCGTTTACTACCGCAACCATGTCCAATCAACCGATTGGCAACCTTGATTTATGTAATAAAACCTATGTCGATGCGGCTATTGTTGGTATTTCTTGGAAACAACCCGTCAGAGCGGCCACAACGACAAACATTACCTTATCAGGCGCGCAGACCATTGACACCGTGTCAGTAGTCGCTGGTGACCGAGTATTGGTTAAGGATCAAAGTACCCAAGCCAATAACGGTATTTATATCGTTGGAACCCCTTGGACGCGCTCTCCTGACGCAGATATTTGGGACGAATTAGTCTCAGCAATGGTGTTTGTAGAGTCTGGCGGACAAGCTGGCGCAGCATTTTATTGCCCAGTACAACCTGGCGGCACTCTTGGCGTAACGGCTATTACATGGTCAAACTTTAGCGTTGCCGGTACTTATTTTGCTGGCACGGGATTATCCCTTGCAGCCAACACATTTAGCATCACCAATACTGGCGTTTCGGCAGCAACTTATGGGTCTGCAACGACTAGCCCAGCTATTGCGGTTAACGCACAAGGGCAAATTACCTCTGCAACCAATACAACCATTACCCCAGCAGTAGGCTCAATTACAGGCCTTGGAACTGGTGTAGCAACTGCATTAGCCGTTAATACTGGCTCTGCTGGATCGGTTGTTGTTAACGGTGGCGCATTGGGAACCCCAGCATCTGGTAACTTTAGTTCAGGCACATTTACATGGCCAACCTTTAATCAAAATACCACCGGTACGGCTGCCGGCCTATCAACCACCTTAGCTATTGGTAGCGGTGGAACTGGTCAAACAACGGCATCTGCTGCATTTAATGCGATTTCCCCCATTACAACAACTGGTGATTTAATAATCGGCAATGGATCAAATAGCGCAACTCG